ATTTGATATCAACATGATATGCGTTGAATTGCTAAGAATTATATATTTAAAGCAATATACAGAAGACCATATATCTGCTTATAAGTCTGACTTGCAATTCTTGACAAACTTTGAAAATATTTATTGCACGATGCAAGAAACGATAGATTTGTGTGCCATTAAAGTAAAAGACAAATTTGGTCGCGAATATAATAAATTTCCAAAGCTGATAGAATTGCATGAAAAATTATTTGAAACAACTCCAAATGGTCTTCATAATTCACTTGTTGATATATTTATTACTCTTCGTTGCTTTATATATTTAAAATATAAAAAAGATGTTTTAACTGATTGTAATAATTTTATAGAAGCAAATATGCAACTAAATTTTATATAAATACTTAATAAATATTAAAAAATTAATTATTAAGTATCTTTCCAATATAAAAATATAAATTTTTTTTATGCAGAACACATTTCACAAATTTCATCCTTCTCTTCTACATTCTCTTTTAATTCAGGTTCAATCGTAAATTGTTGTGCCTGATGTTTTGCCTTGCGTCTCAAATAATAAATACCAGTTTTTAATCCTTTCTTCCAAGAATAAAAGTGCATAGATGTAAGTGTATTATATGTTGGATCTTCTAACCATAAATTCAAACTCTGACTCTGGCAAATATATGCACCTCTGTCAGCTGACATATCAATTAAATGTTTCATAGGCATTTCCCAAACAATTTTATATTTATTTCGTAAATGTTCAGGAATATTTGTCAATTGTTGTATCGAACCTTTATTTGCAATAATATTATTTTTAATTTGTTCATTCCAAACACCTAAATCAATAAGTTCTCGCATTAAATATTTATTGACTACTACAAATTCGCCGGCCAATGTACGGCGCGAATATAAATTACTTGTAAGAGGTTCAAAACATTCATTGTAACCAAGAATTTGTGAAGTAGATGCTGTGGGCATTGGTGCGATTAGTAACGAATTTCTTAAACCATATTTGATTATAGAGGATTTCAAATTGGACCAATCATATCTAGAAGAAGGTTCTACATTCCATAAATCAAATTGCAATATACCATTTGATGCTGGAGATCCTATAAATGAACTATATGTTCCTAATAAATCAGGTGATATATTTTTTTTAGGAGGTAATAATCCATAATCGTATTCATTTATTTGTTCTAACATAACAAATCTATCTCCTTTTAATAGGACTTGTATTTTTTCAGAACGTTCTTTTGAAAGTTCGTTACTCTTTTCTAATGCAGCGTGATAAATAGTCTCAAAAATAAGTTTATTGACTTTTATAGCATCTTCTGAATGAAAAGAAATATCCATTAGAATAAATGTATCTGCCAGTCCTTGGACTCCAATGCCAATAGGTCTATGTTTTAAATTGCTGACCTTTGTTTTTTCAGTGGGGTAATAATTTATGTCAATGACCTTATTTAAATTATTTGTAACAACTTTTGTTACCATGTGCAGTTTATCATAGTCAAATTGTTTTGTTAAAGGGTCAACAAAACTTGGCAGACCAATAGACGCCAGATTGCAAACGGCCGTCTCTTTATTATCTGAATATTCTAGTATTTCTACACATAAATTTGAACTCTTAATGGTTCCGAGGTTTTTCTGGTTTGATTTTAAATTGCATGCATCTTTAAATAATAAATATGGTGTGCCTGTTTCCATTTGTGAATCTAAAACTTTAAACCATAAATCACGGGCATTAATCGTTTTTCGTCCTTTATTATCCGCTTCATATTTCTCATACAAATTGGTAAATTCTGGTCCATAGACATCGGCTAATCCAGGGCATTCATGCGGACACATTAGCGTCCATTTTTTGTTTTCCTTGACTCGCTCCATGAAAAGGTCAGAAACCCATAGAGCATAAAATAGATCACGGGCCTTCAACTCTTCGTCGCCGTGGTTCTTACGAAGCTCTAAGAAATCCTCAATATCGGCATGCCATGGTTCCAAATATATGGCAAAAGATCCATTACGTTTCCCACTTTGATTCACATAACGTGCAGTGCTGTTAAAAACACGTAACATAGGCACAAGACCATCTGTTTTACCATTTGTGCCTTGTATATGTGAACCTTTGGCTCTTATATTATGAATATGTAGTCCTATACCACCAGAATATTTTGAAATTTGTGCACAATCTTTCAATGTATTATAAATACCATCAATACTATCATCTTCCATTGCAATTAAATAACAACTAGATAATTGAGGGCGAGGTGTTCCTGCATTAAAAAGTGTGGGAGTAGCATGGGTAAAAAATTTCTGTGACATTAAATCATAGGTTTCTTTTACGAGTGCTAGACTATCTTTATCATCTCCATGTATTCCAATTGCCACACGCATCCACATGTGCTGAGGACGTTCAACAATTTGACTTCCAACCTTATACAAATATGCACGCTCCAAGGTCTTAAAACCAAAAAAATCAATCAAATAATCTCGGTCATAATCAATCATTTCTTCTATTTCTCTAGCAAATTTTGTAGTAAAATTCCACAAAACATCTGAAATAAGTGATTTATTTTCCCCTTTATAATTTATAAAGTCATATAATTTTTTCATTGAATTTAAAAAAGATGGCTCCGTATTCTTTTGATGATTGCTTATAATAATACGACCGGCCAAAGTGCCATAGTCAGGATGATTAGTAGACATAGAAGCGCATTGTTCAGCTGCTAATTCGTCTATTTTTCCAGTGGGTATTTTATCATATAATTGGTCAATCACCTTCATAACAAGAGACGAATAATTAATTTGGATACCTGCTTCTTGTCCTAATTTTTTTACTCTCTCTAAAATCTTATCAAATGCAACTTCCTGTAATTCGCCACTTCGTTTTGTTACATTCATTTCTTCGCGACTTTCCATATTATATAGTTTATATTATTAGGATAGTTTTAAATCCTTTTATTCTACCTTTAAGAAATGTGGAATAAAATATATCCACTTTTATAAGTGTTATATTTATAAATAAAATTTGAAATATACAAACTTGTATAAGGTAATAATTTATTATACAATAATTATAAGATATAATAAAATATTTATTTTTGTATCAAACTTTTTAAAAGGTGAATATATATATATATATATATATATATGAATAAGTTTATATTTCTATTTTTAATTTTAGTAGTAGCTATAGGAATTCCTATTATGCTGAATATACGCAATCCTATGCAGTTTCTAGAAGGTTTTTCTAATTATACTTTAGCAGGAGCAAATGGTGCATATCCAGAAGCTCAAACTTCTGTATTAGTGCAAGACACGTATCCTCCAATTGGAAAAAATCAGATATCGAATGATACTGCAGCAGATATTTGGCAAGATTATCCTGTATTTGAAGTAGGTTCTTATAACCAAATTACAAATAATATAAGATATCCGGATCAACCTGATAACGGAAGATGTACACCTGCAAGTATGTGTAATGCTGTTTATTATACAAAAAACATTGGTACAAATTATGTTATGCCATTGCCTCCAGTAGCTATGGGTTGTGGTACACGAGTGGGTTATTTCAATACAAATCTTAATATGTTATCATATAAAAGCGATTTATCAAATATATTATATTAAAGACACTTTTTTGACTACATATATAATATAATAATTAAATAAATACTCTTGAAGATTTCAAATATTATTTTTTTTAATTATCAATTGACAACCCTTGCTTTCCGGTTCAACATATGATTTTATAGGTTGAGTTTTTATTTTTCTATTTGGTGCTCTGTGTTCATATCCAGTAACTCGTTCTTCTTCTATGATTTTCCAAACTTTTTCTAGTTGTCCAATATTATTTTTAAACCATTCATGATTGCGTAATACAAGAACACATGACATTTGCTCTAATTTCCAGTATATATATTTTGTATAAATATATTTGTAAGGTTCAGACTCATATAATGTAATTATTTTCTCTTCCCATTGTAAAACTTCCTCATCACTATTAAGATGAAGTGGTTTATATACATAAAAAGGAATACATTCTTTTGTATAAAATTGAATAATTATACCTTTTTCTTTTGTAGTATCATTGTCTAATTTGAAGCTTTGACAATCAGGATATTCAACAAATTTTGTTTCAAAAAAATCGCATTCATCTAACCCGCATACTTCCATTTGCAATTGCATTTGTACCCAATATTCTTTCTTTGGAATACCAGTAATATCACGACTCACTGGATTTTTAATTTCTAACATGCGACCATACCGCTCTGATTTTTTATCAACATTAATGCCATCTGGAGACGCACCAAGAAACTTATATGTGGGGTGTTGAATGCAGCCGAAGTCCTCCACTTTTGTCTTATATATGCTCTCATATAACATGACAGATAATGGTTCATATTTTTGTCCATGATGCATGGCAGTATTTGTATTTACATTATTAATAACCTTGACATCTTCATCCATAACTGCTTGTTTTGCAGGCTGACATTTTTCATAAATTAGCTGATTTATGGAAGATTGTGTCTCAAATGCCTTCCATGCATTGCTGGCTGTAATTAAATTTGAACGGAATGCATACCATTCAGGTGTCCTTTGAACCGGTTGTGGTATATCTCTTAAGCCTTGAATAATATTTTCTAGTTTAGTAATATTTTCAGAACATAATTCTAGGTCGGTTATTTGACTAATATTTATAGAACGCTCAGGATGGAATAATGTAATAAATATTTGAAAAGCATCTTCTAATAATTCATTCATTTCATCTTCAATATCCTCACCATAATCTAGACCTTCAATATGGTCTTCCATTTGAATATAAAAAATATCTTTTATTTCTTCTAATAAAATCTCATGAAAATCAGGCTCTGAAATAACTTGTGGATGATGTGTCATAAATTCATCCATTAGATGGATAGCAGTTTCAACTAATTCAACCGCGGTTTCTTCAGTAAAAATGGAAGGTTCATCTTCAAATACTAATGTATCCAATATATCTGTTAAATCAGAAATTTGTTGTATATAAATATGTGACATATAAAGTTATATATATTACTTTATATGTTTTTAATATAATTATTTATAATATTCATATTCATCAATTTTCATCGTCAGATTCAGAATCATTTTTAGTCTCAACTAATTTATTTTTGATAGTACCATGTCCATGACCTTTTTTTGGTGCAAGAGATTTTAATGTAGAAACTCGTTTGTCTATATTCTTAAGAGTAAAATGTTTATTAGACTTTATATAAGTTAAAGCAGGTATTTCTTTAATAATCCCAGCTTCTTTATCATAAATAACATCTTTAACTCGTAATAATTTTTTTTTATCTAAACAATCTTTTAAAAAAGAGGTAAGTAATTTACACTCAGATTCATCAATATTTTTTTCACTTTTATATATTTCTACAAATTCAATTAATTTTTTATATTTAATTGTTTTATTTAATTTACACCAAGGTTCATTGCTATTGTTTATTTTTTCAGTTTCAAGAAATTTTTCCAAATTTGACAAATCATTAGCAGATTTAGTCTCAGTTAATGGTACTCCATTTAATAACATAGTTTTATATTTAATGTTCTTAAGCTCTTGACATTCTTCTGGAACATATTCGGATTCATTCGTTTCAATAATGTCTTCCATATAATATAATATAATAGGTTGAGTTTAACTCAGTTTCATAAAATATTAAATTATTATATATTTTTTAAATCAGTTAAATATTATATTTAATAATCCTAATATAATATTATATGACAGATGAAATTCAAAAAATTATCAACATAACAGGTACAAATAATAGATATCATATGAATAAATTAATGCAGAAAGAAAAAAAGGAACCAAAAAAAAGAGTTGTTTCCGAAAAATGGTATTTTTCTAATGAATATTTTGAATATAGTAATCAAATAAAAATAATTTCTAATATTTTAAAAAATATAGAGGAAGAAAAATATGTAGAAGAAGAAAAATATGTAGAAGAAGAAAAATATGTAGAAGAAGACGTAGTTAAAATTGTAATTCAACAAATAAATAAAAAAATAACAGGTTATAAACAACAGGACATTATTAAAAAAAAACTAGATATTAATAAATTTATTAATTTTGATATAGTTATTAGAAAAATGGTAGAATGTGAATTAAAATGTTATTATTGTAAAGATAATATGCATGTTTTGTATGATATTTCTAGAGAACAGAAACAATGGTCTGTTGATAGAATTGATAATGATATGGGACATAATATTGATAACTTTCATTTGGCGTGTTTAGATTGCAATTTAAAAAGAAGATGTAGAACAGATAAAAAATTTTTATTTACAAAACAATTAAATATTATAAAACAAGATAGTTAGATATATATTTTAGGTTATTTTATATTATTTAAAAAATAATATAAAGTATAATATTCGTATGGAATGGAAATGGACAAAAGGTGAACCATATGAACGTTCTAGAAGATTAAAACATGTACAAGAATTAGAAAACAAAGAATTTAGTAAAAATATGGAAACTTCTGCTTACACATCATCATTAAATCATGATGAAAATACATGGGATATATTAAATAAAACGGCAGGTGGTTATGGATTCAAGGTATCAAATAAGAGAGAAGAACTTGATACAAAAATAGCTGATAGAGGTTTAACCCAACAAATTGGTTTTAATCCTTTTTTAGGTGAAAATAGTTATATAAATGATGTATCTATTCGTGACCAATATCTTAAACCAATTAATACAACACAAGGCGAAATGAGATCAAAAGAATATAATTAAAATAATATAACTAAATATTTAATCTAAAGATTTAGTGCACATTGTGTATAATAATCTGTTAACAAAGTATGCGACAAAAATATTAAAGAGCATAAAAATTCCATGAAATATATTACTGAATGTAACATGTTTAAAATTTCTTAAAAGAATAAATATTTCAGCAATAAATGAAACTACAAGAATTATAAAAAAGAAAATTGTCAAGAAAAAAAAGTAATTGCATGCATTTTTATCCAAAGATCCAGATATTTTATTTATAAAATCTGACATATATATAATATAGTTTTTAAAATATTAGAAATTACTTTCTATAATTTATTAATTTATCTAAATTTTATAATTTAAAATAAAAATATATTTTTATAATGAAATGACTTAAATATGTTTTGAACATTCTACCATAATGAATGTTTCTGCCAGTTATACAACACAAAATGAACTATTACTAAATAATTTAATGGAATTCTATAAAAATGAATGTTATCTTACACGGATGTTAAAAATAATTACTGGAGAATCTAAGATATCTCTACGAATTGTAGATTGGTTTGCAACTAATTATGCTAAAAAAAACTATACTTTATATACAATTTCAAATGAAAATACCCCTTCTATTAGGTTTAAGGTTTATTTTGATTATAAACTGAAATTGAAAGCATATAGCAAAAAACGTTTTGATCCGTTTTGTCGCTGGGATAGGATCACAATTCCTTACAAGTCTGGAACATCAATTGAGACCACTATAGGTCAATTAAACTTTTTTAAATGGGCCCTTGAAAATAAGGTCATAGATTATATCGAAGATAATTATGAAACTATTGAAAAAGACATGAATAGCCGTAACAGCACATCCAAACGAAAGGAAAATGTTACTATAGATAATTCAAAGACACGTAAAAAGAGAGAAGAGTTATCAATATCCGCTACAAAAAGCATCAAGAAAGAAGAAGTTGAAATTGTTGTTCAGTTTCATTGAATCTTTATCATTTTTAGAAAGATATATCTCTTGATTCTTACACCTTTTTATATATCAAACGCCGATTCACCCCATAATTTAATTTTACATAAAATTTCTTCCCATTTAGAATTATCAAATTCAATATTAATATTTTTTTTCATTTTTGTAATAATGTATACTCCTTTCTTTGCTTTCCATACTGCCATTGTTGATAATAATTTTATTTTAAGTTGTTCCTCGGTGCTTTTATAAAATTTAGTTAAATAATCATCAACAATAACAACACATTCATTATTATTTGTTATTCCATTAGCTCTGGCTACCAATCCCATTTTTTCATTAATTTCAACTTGATATATACCAGATAAACAATCCCAAGGTTTATAAACATTATCACCTATAATTTGTGTTAATTCATAATCTATATTATTTTCATTAAACAAACGCTTCATAGATCGTAAATAAACACTCTCTTGGCCATTTTCAACGATATCTTTCTTGTGTGATGGATAATATAAAGGATTTAACGTTTCACCATATTTAATATAAGTTTTAGCTTCTTCTGGTGTTTTACACCCAAACCCCAATATCCACGGCACTATAAATGATGATATAACTGAATATCTTTGAGTAAATATATCTTCCATTTTATTTTATGTTATAAATATAACATAAATTATTTATTTCAATTTTTTTTTAAATCGGCATTTGAAATGTAAAAAGGTGTAAAACAAATATTTTCATTGCATTTTTGAAAAAAATGTAAATCATTATAATTAAAAAATTAAATAATGTTTAATTATATATATGACTGAAGAAGAAATTCTTAAAATTCGTCAAATTTTAATTAATGCACATCATAGTAATAATTTTGTTTAAATCACACGTAATAAAGACTATAATCCATGTACAGAATATGGCAAAAAACCAGGTACACCAGAAAATGGTACATACGAAGTAAGTGGGTTAGATGGAGAAAATGTAAGAATACAAAATATAGCAAATGGTGATTTTAGTTGTATTAAAATTTCTGATATAGATAATATTAAATTAATAAAATTAATAAGAAAAGGTGGTAAAAGAAGAAATAAAAAAACATATAAAAGAAGAAATAAAAGAAGAAATAAAAAAACATATAAAAGAAAATAAACAAGAATTTAAATACTATTTGAAATACTTTGATATATAATAGGATATGGGAAACTCACAATCTATTAAAAAAATAAATTTTGAAGATGTGCAATATATTATAAAAAATCAAGGTAGTTACATTATTATCAATACATTACCGATTTCAGAGCAAGATTGTTTATTGCCGAATACTATGAACATAAATACAGAAGAAGAGTTATTCAATCAACTAATGAGTTCTGGAAAAAAAGAAGTTAAAATAATTATTTATGGTAAGAATAGTAATGATGACAAATTATATACAAAATATCAACAATTGATTTCTCTCGGATTTTATAATGTATTTGTATATCCTGGAGGATTATTTGAATGGTTAATGTTGCAAGATATTTATGGTCACGAAGATTTTCCAACTACAAAAAAAGAAATGGATATATTACGTTTTAAACCAAAAAAAATATTAAATAATAATATTTTAGAATATTGATAATTTTAAACTTTATAATATATTTATTATTTTTTATTCAACAAGTATATATGTTTCCATTGAATGAAATATTTTCCTTTTTACTTTTATTTGCATTATTAATTAGTTTTTATTTTTTTATTGATATATTAGTATTCAAAAATAAAAGACATTCAGATATTTTTTCCACTTGGCAATTCCCTATGTTGCTAGCTATTTATTTAGATACTATTTATAAATTATAAATTATAAATTATAAAAATATGTCTTTTTAAAATCCATTCACAATATATTCATATAATGCTTGATTTGATAATTCGTCTGCGCGTTTATTAAGATGTCTCAAAACATGGGTGTATTCGATATTTTCAAAATATTTTTCCAAATTTTTTGCTTTTTCATAAAAACCTAGTAAGCTATCCGATTTACATTTATACTTACCTGTCATTTGATGAATTACAAGTTGACTATCACCTTTCACTAATAATGACTTAATGTTTAGTTCTGTTGCTTTTTTAAGACCTAAAATAAGCCCACAATATTCTGCCTGATTATTGGTTGACTTTTTTCCAACAAAAGTTGTACCAGACCATATCTCCGAATCATTTTTATAAATAACTGCACCTGCTCCAGATAATCCAGGATTACCTTTACTGCAACCATCAAAAAATAATTTATATTCAAAAACCTTGATCATAGGATTAATCATAGGATTAATAATAGGTTTATAATTAATTTTTAATAAAGATTGGTGTAACATTATGAATTATATATTACTACTTTTTGTATCTTTATTATGTTTTTATAAAATATCTTTCAAAGATGCAACATCTTTTTGAGCTTTCCTATGTAGTTTTAAAGATTCTTTTCTAGAATAAGATGTTTTGAATAATCTATCTGTTCGCATTTTAAAGACACGATAATCAAATAATTCTAAAGCTTCTTTAAGTGCAATTGTATAATCAGATTTGTCACGATTCATTGTATACATGATGCACCGGTCAATGTCATATGCAGCAAGTAGGTCTGCTTCTCTCACAATGTGATATGCTAACTGATATTTACCTAAATTAGGATATCCGTTTGCCTTTACTTTTGAATAAGACATTGTTGAAATAATTTTACCCATTATTTCTAAATCTTCTGATCTCATAATGTCTGACATATATTCTTTATATTTTTTTATACCTTCTGCCTCATCCATATATTTTTTATCGCACATATCATGACCAATAGCGGCTGAGAAAATAATTTCTTGTTGTTCTTCTAAAAAGGTATTTTCTTTCAATTCGCTTTCATAAATTTGTTTTGCAAATCTAAATACTTCCATGCTGTGTTTTAAACCATGTGATTCATCAATTTTATACAATTCTGTTATTTTCTCTACATACTGAAATGCACGATTCAATAAAGATGATAAAGATAAAGCTGTTATCATGATTTTCATTTGTATATGTATATTTATTTTCTTTTAAGTTTTTAAATTCAATTTTATTTTCATTGAATTTAAATATAGTCACACATTTCAGCAACCAAATTATTCTCTCTAATTATAATTTTGAAAGGTTTTCCGCATCCATATATTGCGTTGGTTTGAATATATTGGTTACAAAGATGTTTTGGTGTATGAGGGTCTATTTGATGGCCAGTATTTTTAAATATTCCATGACGAAAAATAGCACAATTAATTTCAATAATTTCTATATATTCTTGACAATGAGGACATTTTATAATTGGATTATTTGATATGTCTGTCATTATTTAGAATATTACATTATTTAAAAATATTTGTATTTTAATGTATATTATATTATATTATATTATATTATAATATAATATGGTGTATTCAAATAGTATGGATATCTATTCAAATAGTATGGATAAAAAATATATTCATTTATTTTTTGGACATCAGAATAGAACAAAAGGATATATTATAGATGTGTTTGATAAATTAAGTACTGAAACAATATATCCACCTGGTAAAAAACCTCGTTTTTCAAATGGTAGTATTCTAGAATTAAAAATAATGCGTTCACCTCAAAATGAAATTGAATTGTTTTTATCTTTACCTTATACTGGAGATTATAGTGGTAATAAAAATTCAGAATATTGGGTAGGTACAGATTACAATGGTAATGATAAGTTTATACCAGTTCCTTTTGGTACAAAATCAATAACTATTACATCAGACCAACTATTTAAATCATTCAAAATAAATCCAAGCATTATTAAAGAAGGAATACAAATAATATGTTATTTTGTAAGACATGGATATTCAACACATAATGTTTCAGGTATGCAACGATTATTTTCTTATACTGGTAAAAGCGCATTTAACACAAATACTTCATTAACAGGTAAAGATGATAGAACAAAAGAGATTTTAGATTCTGCAACACAAAGTTTTAAAGGAGGTGATGGAGATGAAGATGAAGTAGTGGAAGGAGAAGTATTTTTAACACCACAAGCTTTTTCACCAGAAGATGAAGTAGTGGAAGGAAAAGTATCTTTAACACCACAAGCTTTTTCACCAGCAGATATAGCAATACAAAAAAAAATAGGCACAGAACAAGCATTACAAGCAGGAATAAAATTTTCTCAAATATTAGGTGATCAAAAATTAGATTCAATTTGTGTATCTGATTTAATTAGAACCCATCAAACTGCTGAATATTTTTTAAAAGGTTTATTAGAATTTAAACCAAATGCATTGGATAATATATCAAAGATATATGTCTTACCATGTTTTCATGAATTACAAAAAAATGGAAGAGATGAAGATACAAAAATAACAAATAATTTAACTAGAGCATTTACATTAGGACAAACACAGGGCCTTTTGAACAGAGAAAATAATACAAATTGTAGAAATGATGTTGATTTTAATAAAACAAGATATAGTGGAAAACAAAGAAATAATTGTGGATCAATTCAAGTAAATGGCAAAATTATAACACTAGATTGGGGATTTTATAAATCTATTTATTATGGAAAATATAGAGACCAATTTGAAACAGAATTTTCTACTAAACGTAATCCTTGTATAGATAATAATTTTTTAGGTATTTTTTTGAATTATTTTGCAAAAATCCCGAGTGGCGGTAAAACAAGAAAACATAAAAAAAATAATAAAACACATAAAAATAACAAAAAAATATCTAAAAAAAATAAATTTATACATAGAAATACTAGAAAACATAAATATTACTGAATAAAATTATCAATTTTAAGTAGCCACCAATATATTTGATTTCTATCTTCATTAATATCTATATTACCATCCAATATTAGTTTATCTTGTTCTATTTGGATGTTTTGTAACATGTCTTCGTGATATTTATCACATATTTTTAAATATTCCGGAGTAATATTATCTTCCCCTTCTCTTGCTCTCATTAAAATTCTTGCATGGCAAATTTCAGGTGCCGTCTTCACATAAACAACCTTATGCACTGGAAATTCTTTAGAAAATGAATCAAACCAATTTAAATAAATTTTATAGAAAACATCTTCCATTTTACCTGTCTCATATAACATCTTTGCAAATACATAGCGGTCTGTATTTAAACTGCGCTCACTAATAATAGTATACTTTTTACTTGGTTCAAGACCTTTTAACGTTTGTCGTAACACATTTAATCGCGAAATATAAGCCATCATTTGAAAAGCAAATGAATATTTATCTTGATCTGCATAAAATTTTTCTAAAATAGATTTCCCATTAGAATCTTGAATAATTTCCCACTCATCAACAGGTTCTTTCAAGAAAATTACATATGGATTATTTTTATATTCTTCTCTTAAATTTGTCATCAATGTAGTTTTACCAGAACCTATGTTTCCTTCAATAGAAACAATTGTAAAATTTAAATTAGTTTCAGCCATTGTCTTGTATAATATAAGTTTCATATATTTTTAATTTTTATTTCAATTTTAAAAAAAATTGACATATAAAATAAATATAAAGATAAAGATACATTTTATATATTAGAACATACAAATGGATTTACAACAAAGAAAATTAAATAAATCAGAATGGGACTCTATTGAAATAGCAGTTTCTAAATCAGAAATGGATGTATTAAGCATGATTATACAAGGCTACCATGATGTAAATGTAAAGATAAATAATAATCCATCTATCTTTACATTCTTGAAGATTGAATATTCAGAAAAAATGGAAGATTATTTATATAATAAATATTTGAGATCCCGTGCCGACAAAATTGAGGAAGAGTTGAAGAAAATTGACACAAGTTATAAGAAATTAAAATTAGACATAGATGTAAAAATAAATTCTGCTGATAAAGTCAGATTAGAGCGATTTGATGAAGAAACTTTAAAAAAAAATGATCTCTATGAAATTGTACTTTTGATGCACATGGAAAAATTATTGGAAAGCAATAAGAATAAAAATGACAAAAAATTTCATTATCATTATTATACACTTTACAAGCTTATTCGCAACAATATTGTTAGACTAAATAGACATATTATTGACATTACAAATCGTGTATTAAATATATTTGAAGACCATATTAATAAGCTTACAATTATTGAGAACGCAGTTGAATTTATTGAACGCAATGAGAGCTTATTAAAATATGGAGATTTGACATTATATGAGCATCAGAAGGAAATATTCACCACTTGCAAAAGTGCGAGACCTAAATTGGTTTTGTATATGGCGCCAACTGGAACTGGTAAAACATTAACACCTATTGCTTTATCAGAGCATAAGAAGATTATATTTGTATGTGCTGCTAGACATGTTGGTTTAGCATTGGCAAAAGCGGCTATTTCAATGAAAAAGAAAATAGCATTTGCATTTGGTTGCTCAAGTGCAGACGATATTAGATTGCATTATTTCGCAGCAAAAGTATTTACCAAGAACAAGCGAACTGGTGGAATTGGAAAAGTTGATAATAGTGTTGGTGACAATGTAGAAATAATTATTTGCGATATTAGGTCATATTTACCTGCAATGTATTATATGTTAGCATTCTTTCCAGCACAAGATATTATTATGTATTGGGATGAACCGACTATTACATTGGATTATTCTGAACACGATATTCATGAGACAATTCAAAATAACTGGACAAAAAATATCATACCAAATGTGGTATTATCATCGGCGACATTACCTAAACAACACGAATTGACGGAGACAATACCAGATTTCCTTATAAAATTTCCTGATGCCGAAATTTGCAACATTATTAGTCATGATTGTAAAAAATCAATTCCAATTATTAATAAAGACGGATTTGTAATGGTTCCGCATTATTTGAGTGAAAACTATCAGGATATTTTAAAAGTGGCCAAACATTGCAGCGATTATTTGACATTATTGCGTTATTTCGACTTAAAAGAAGTTGTAGACTTTATCGGATATGTAAATAGTAATAATTATGGAAATACCAAGACGCGTCTAGATAGGCATTTTGATACATTAGATGATATTAATATGAAAAGTATAAAAATGTATTATATAAACTTGTTACAAAACATTATTAAAGATAAATGGATTGATATACATACCCATTTCAAACATTTGCGTTTTCCTAGAATATTAGAAAATGCTACTATTGATGCAAAGGGAAATAAAATTGCAAAGATTAAAAGCATTGGTCCTGGTATAATAAGTGGTCCAACAAATGGATTGTCTGGTACTCCATTGACAAGAGTAGCTAGTCAAGAAATAATTCCTGATAAGCCAACAATTATTGGCACATCTGGTGTCTATGTTACAACCAAAGATGCTTACACATTAACAGATGGTCCAACTATATTTATTTCAAATGATGTAGAAAAAATTGCAAAGTTTTGCATTCAACAGGCCAATATTCCTTCTATTGTAATGGAAGACTTGATGAGAAAAATAGAATACAATAATGTCATTAATGAGAGACTTGCAGTTCTAGAGTCAGAGCATGAATTAATAAAAGAACAAGGAGACCAACAAGCTAAAAATAATGTATCTGGTTTCCATAATGGAAGCACAATTAGTGGTAGAAATAAAAGCAATAAAGATTCAAAAAAATCGTCACGTGATTCTCCTGAAGAAATGGAGAACAAGGGTAAGTTGAATAAATTAGTAAATGACATAAATGGACTGCGTGCTTTAATAAAATCAGCATCATTAAATGACGCATTTATTCCAAATAAAAAAATGCATTTGGATAAATGGACTGCAAATTTTGAAACACCTTCTAGTGGTGCATTTACAAGCAATGTGGATGAGCAATTTGTTTGCGATATAATGGCACTAAATGGTGTAGAAAACTCTTGGAAGGTTCTACTTATGATGGGAATTGGTGTGTTTATTAATCATGAAAACATTACTTATACAGAGATTATGAAGAAGCTGGCTGATGAACAGAAATTGTATATGATTATTGCCTCGAGTGATTATATTTATGGAACCAATTATCAATTCTGTCATGGGTTCTTGAGTAAGGACTTGGATTTGACACAAGAAAAGTTGATACAAGCAATGGGACGCATTGGACGAAATAATATTCAGCAAACATATACAATCAGATTTCGTGATGATGAACAGATTTCAAAGTTGTTTACATCGGAGACGGACAAGCCGGAAATTATAAATATGAATAGGTTGTTCAATAGTAAGAAAGTAGTCTGGCAAGATAATGGATATGTAGAAGTAGAGGAAGAGGAAGAAGAAGAATAATATACTTGTCTGAAGTATAAAAAAATTATAAAAATAATTATATACAAATTTTTTTACTATTTATTTTTATGATTAAACTCTAATTAAATTATTAACAAAATTTAAAATAGTTTAAAATTATATTAAAAATATATAAAACATAATGGAAGAAGAAAATTCATTTAAAAATGCTGGGGAACCTTGGACTGAAAAAGAGGAAAAACAATTAAATAAATTATATAATGAAGATATGCTTGATATTATGCAAATATCTAAAATACATTGCAGAGCACCTGGTGGTATTTTATCTAGATTAAAACAAAACAAATATATAACACATAGGCAACTAGCAAGAGGTTATGACATATATAAAAATAGTAATTTTTATAAACAAGCAGTTCAAAATAACAAAGATAAATATAAAAAAGTTTTAACAGAAAAATCAAAACAAAATATAATAACTACACAAATAGATAATGAATTAATTAAAATTAATAAAAGTGATTATATAGAATTTCAAAATGAATTAAAAGAAATGAAAAATGAAATTAAAGAATTAAATAATTCAATAAAATTATTAGTTGAAATGATGAATGCAGTTTATCAATTTGAAGAAAAATAAAATGTATAAATGTTCAAATTTGTAATATTATACTATAGTTTCATTTTCATATTTTGCCTGTATTTTTTCATTTAATATTTGTAGTTGTTCATGTAAATCATATTCTTGAGGTAAAATCATCTTCAAATTTAATCTTTTATTTTCAGTTCTTTTTTCAAATACTAAGTGTGGTTTATCTCTGGTGATAACTAAAGAAACAAATTTAGGTAATGTTATTTGAGATTTTTCTGGATAAATATTATTTTCTAAATCATCAACTACCTTATTAGCTTGCTGAAGTTTTTCTTGAATAGATACTTTATTTGATTTTGTTCCTATCCATATTTTATCTAATTTTGGGTGTTTCTCTACTTTAAAGAATTCTCTTTGTTTTGTGTGTTCTTTATCTAACCATTCATGGTAATAAACTACATATTTTTTCATCATATTATGCGAAATTCCTTCTGGCAATTCTTTCGCATTATGTTTTCTTTCTCTCTTTGTTCCAGGTAAAATACCTTTACAATTGCTATGTTGTTCTTCAAATGTAGCAAGTCTTAAATTTTCATAACAATTATTTAATTGATTTCTATCAATGTGATCAACGCTTACATTTTTTGTTCCTTTCCCATTTCCATAGCAATTCATAATTACTTGATGCATAGTTAATTTATTATTACCTGTAATATAACCATTACATGCAACAAACCAAGTAATTTTAAAATTGTTTTCTTTTTCATAATCTAAAATTTTTTGATAACTTGTAAGACACAATTTACATAAAGTGTCTTTTTCACAATACATTAATATAATTTCTTCATTCTTTTCATTTATTATCTTCCAAAATGGATTTTTAAAATGATAATAAGCATGTACACCTCTTGATTTACAATGACCTTTATTAAATTCAATAACTTTATAGTTATTTTCAACATGTGATTTTGCAGTTTCAAAATTCATCATATTCATATTATAAATTTATTATAAGATGAATATTTTATATCATTTTTATTACGATAAAAAATGTATAACAAGTAACCATGCGCTTAATTGGAATAAGCACTCTTATTCCCAAAAGTTTCCAATTGGGGAGGACTGTATCTTAAGCCAGCTCAGGTTGATTAGACCTTCTTTGCTGACCCATATCCGTTCAGTCTCTGACGCCCTACCATATCCTATCATAGCGGATTTAGGTAGTAAGCATGCGGATTGCCCAATCTTTTTCATTATTACCATACCCAAGTTCATTACTCTTGGCCAGATAGTACTTTCGTTACTATCCTTGGTAGAAAAAGCTCTAAGGGGTTTCCCGAACAACAAGATATGTTGCAAAATTGATTGTAGTAAATAACAAACTGAAGATAGTCAGTAACAAACAATTTCACTAGCAGTTAGCCTGGGACGAAATTTGCGACGGCTTAAATGGTTTTCTATAGTAAGAGGTCGCTTTACTATAGCATACTGCTTTTTGGCCCTGATTAGACGAATTATGATTCGCAGGTTAAGGCCGCCCATTCCACTCATGATACGAAGGACGTTGTAGTTGGTAGCATAAACGCGAACCTTGGCAGTCTTGGTTCCCTCAACTGTGGCGTTGGAGAGAACAAGCTGAAGAGTAGCGTTATCAATTCTGGAGAAGTTGCAAGTTCCAGAAGGTTGGTGCTCCTCAGGGCGAAGGGCGAAGGAGTACACGTTGATACCCTCATCAGGGTTTCTGGTGTGGGCCTGGTAAGGCTGAACCCAAGAGAAGTAGGAACCTTCACGCTCAGAGAAGCGGTCTTGGCCGTTAAGCTGGAGCTTAGCGGTGACGACAGGGTTCTGTCCCCAACAATGCATGTCAAGAGAGGTCTCAGTAAGGACGAAAGTTCCGGCATCAGAGACACCAGAGTTATCCTTGTGGCTGTTGGCATCGGCAATAAGGGCGGCAATGTCAGCAGGGGTTCCAATAGGAACAGGAACAGCGTTACCACCAAGGTTCACCTGATTGTAAGGGTTAGAAGGTCCGTGCCAGTATCCAGTGAAACCAGCAGCAGGAATGTAGTCAAGAGCACCTGCATCATTGAAGAGACCACGGGCATCAATATAAGCACGAGAGTCAGCAGCAACAGAGGCAGGTCCACCGAAGGCATGGACAGCATTAGGAAGAGCATCAATGGCATCAGTATAGTTGAAAGGCTGGGCACCAAGGACCTTGAAAAGAAGAGCATCACAGGTCAAAGATGAGCAGTAATCAACGTTCTGATCAGGTTGGACAACCCAGATGAGCTCCTTAACAGGGTGATTGAAGTTGAGCTTGATCTTGTTACTGGAAGAACCGACAGACTCATCACCAGTGAATTGAAGCTGGGTAATGAGGTACTCGTGAGGGTTTTGAGCCATTCTGCGGCGCTCATCAGTGTCAAGGAACACGTAGTCTACGTAGAGGGAAGCAGCAACAAGGGACTGGTTGTAGGCAATAGTGGCAGGAACAGGGCGTCCAACAGAGTATTGACCAGCAGAACCAGAGTAAGGGTTGGTGTTGCAGTTAAGGGTGGTAACAGCCCAGAGACACTCATCAATAGGACGAATATCAAGGTTAATCTTGACTTCGTGGTATTGAAGGGCAATAAGAGGAAGAGCAAGGCCGGGGTTGGTGCAAAACCAGAATTGAAGAGGAACATAAAGAGTGGTCTCAGGAAGAGCGTTTCTAGGAGCACACACTTGACGAGGGGCAAGGGAGTCACAAGGAGACTCAACATCAGAGAAAGAAGGATCAGTGATGAAGGTGAGTTGAGTGGTGTTACCAATCATCTTGAAGTATCCACGTATTTGCTCACAAGTCATAGTGAGCTGGTTCCAGATGTGCATCCAGTCACCATATTGGCGGTCAATTCTTTGACCACCAATCTCAACCTCAACCTGGGCAATAAGTTGCTCACCAGGGAAATCAAGCCAACGGGCATAGACACCAGTGTTTTGGCCAGAAGAGTAGTTTCCAAGACCCATAAGTTGGTTAATCTCAGGAAGAGTAACCTGAAGATATGTGCGGTAGGCAAGATCACCATTTCTGGAGATCACGCACTGCACGCGGCGACCGAAATCGGCTTGGCCGTTAAAAGTTTGCTCAATAGATTCAATAGCAAAGTTTGTGTAACGTCTGTAAGTAACTTTCCAGAAAGTAATTTGAGGATTTCCCGTGAGATATACATCTTGGGCTCCGTAAGCGACGAGTTGCATTAGACCACCTCCCATTTTATAATATGGCTAAAGAAAAAAAATTTTGAAAATTTAATTTAATTAAATTAAATTAAATTAATTTTTATACATAATATAAATTTTTATCAACTAATAACTTTATTCAAGTCCAAATTAGTCTTCATAAATTTTAGCAAATATGAATCTTCTAGAACTTCTTTTTTATTTTCATGATGTTTTGTAAAGACATATGATTCGTTCTTTTTTTTTACTGACCAACCTTGCTCAATTGAATTAAAAAGAATTAACATTTTTTGGAATTTAATGGCATCTATTTTAATATTTTCTAAATCTTTTAAAGACTCTAAATTTATTTTCATATCCATTAAATTTAAAAAAGAAAAGTTTAGATGTTTTTAAACTATAAAAATTTAAAATAATATTTATATAGTTTATATGCCTAGTAAGTCAACAAAAAAGTATAGAAAAAACAATAGAAGTAGTAAAACTAAAAGAGGAGGAGGTGATTGCTATCCAGAAAATTTTGGTCCTTTTAAATTAACAAGATGGGGTACAAATGGCGGTTGCGGATTTAATATTTATCCAAAAGATCAAGGATATAAAGAATTGTGGGTTGATATAAATGAAGAAGGAGATTTCAAAGGTAAAATAAATAGAATTGGTGATTTAACTACAAATATAGAATTAAAAACACCAACTGGAGGAGGGTTATCTTATAGACAATTACAAAATCCTGCTGTATTATTAGAAATTTTTCCTTCAGGGTTTTATATGCATAAAGAGGGTTATAATGATTTTAAAGATTTTATTTATAAACCATCTCAATTAAAAAGTGATAATCCTGATCCTCCTTATAATACAACAAGTCAGCCAACAAGTCAAACAACAAGTCAGCCAACAAGTCAAACAACAAGTCAGCCAACAAGTCAAACAACAAGTCAAACAACAAGTCAGCCAACAAGTCAGAAAACCAGTCAAGAAAATTCATTCGGTCAACTTATAAAAAATGTTTGGGATGTTCACACTGATCCAAAATATAAAAATGAAGGGTTAGAATTTATGCGTAATCCAAATAATGATTGGAAAAAACGAATTAATAAAAAAAATCTGTTTGAAAAAATATTTGGTAATCCCGATTGTACAAATGTTGAATTTGGTGAATTTAAAGTTAATAGATGGGGTGGTAATTCTGCAAATGGTTGTGGATTTAATATTTGGGATGCTGATAACAAAAAATTTTGGATTGATATTGATCCTTTTTTTAATATAGCAACTGGCGTTAAAGATGAAAGCAATTGTTTATTTGGCATTTGTAAAGGTTTTGATGATAATACAAAAAATAATGCATTATTTTCAATAACACCAGAAGAAAATAGAACACCTTTTAAGACACCTGATTTTTTCTTAAAAATATTTCCATCTGGTTATAAGGTTACAGAAGGCGGAACTACTATTACTAACATACAAGGAGTAACACAAGGAGTAACACAAGGAGTAACACAAGGAGTAACACAAGGAGTAACACAAGGAGTAACACAAGGAGTAACACAAGGAGTAACACAAGGAAAAAACTCAGAATATCAAAATGCAGAAGATTCAATAGAACAAACACTTGGACCTCCTGTTCCTCCTGAAAATATTACTGGTGGAAATATTAAAAAAACAAAAAGAAGAAAAAATAAAAAAATTAAAAATATAACTAAAAGAAAAAATAATAAAAAATAAATGTTTTATATTTATTATAAATTAAATAAATTTTAAAATAAATATAAAAGATATGCCTAGTTTCAAACCAAAATCAGCAAAAAAAATTAAATATAATAAAAAATCAGCAGTAACACTCGATACTAAACACAATGAATTCTTAAATGAATTCAATAAAGATGAAGAAGATAGAATACCTGATTTAAAACTTGAAAGACAAGAATTGAAATATCAATTAAAAAATAAAAATCTAACTATTGAACAAGAGCTAGATATTCAAGATAAAATAAATTTTTTAAATGAAACTATTAAAGAAATAAAATCAAGGAAAAAAGAATATTTTCTTGATAACTCTAAATATATTTTTGAATATTTTGAAAACAAGAAAAATATATCTGAAGGTGGTTCTCAAGCTACAACAAATAAAACAAAAATAGTAAATTCTTTTTTTAAAATAAAAGATACAGCAGAAGATGATTCAAATTCAAAAATAGAAAATAATAATATTGTTCAAAAATATTTGAGTAATATTGATGACGGATTTCTAGACGTAAATTCGTTTGTTTATCAAACCGATATATGTCAAATTTGTTATAAAGGTGAATTAATACCTCTAGAAGATGAAGGGATTATGCTTTGCAATAGTTGCTCTCGCAGTATTCCTTATCTTATTGAAAATGAAAAACCTTCTTATAAAGAGCCACCTAAAGAGGTATGTTTTTATGCTTATAAAAGAATTAATCATTTTAAGGAAATTTTGGCACAATTTCAGGGTAAAGAAACGACACAAATTCCTCCCGATGTAATTGAAAATATTAAAATGCAGATAAAAAAACAACGAATTGAATTAGACCAGATTACCAATATAAAGACTAAGGAGATTCTGAAAAATTTAGGCTATAATAAATATTATGAACATATACCATTTATTAAAGATAAATTGGGAATAAAACCACCTATTATGTCACCAGAATTGGAGGAAACATTATGCAATCTTTTTGTTGAATTGCAGGCGCCTTATTCTAAATATTGTCCAGATGACCGAGTTAATTTTTTAAATTATTATTATACTGCATATAAGCTTTGTGAACTTCTAGGAGAAGATGGGTATTTGGAACATTTTCCAATGTTGAAAGACCCAGAAAAACGCATGGAACAAGATGAAATATGGAAAAAAATTTGCTTGGATTTGGATTGGGAATATATACCAACTATTTAGAAAAATATTTAGAAAAATATTTAATTTAACTTACAAAATGTAAATATATGAAAAAAAATGCAAAATTGGCTAGAAGATATATTTCACAATTTATTAAATTTGTTTCTAAAAATATTAAAGCACATAATATTTTATATAATATTATTGGAATTTTACCTATTCCATACATAAGTTTTTATGGTGTTAGTGAAAAACAAGCTATTGAGTAGGCTTATAAGGGAATAGCTGCAATGTACGTGTATTGTAAATAGAAAAATTAGGGTCATAATTATTGGCGCCTACTCCTGTTCCATAACAAACGCCACCTCTTTGCTTTTTTGTGCGATTATGTCTAGTTTTTTTATGATGTCTAGTTTTTTTATGTCTGCGAGTATTATGTTTTCTTCTACTATATCTTGCCATAGTATATAATTAGATTTAAATTTAACTATATATTAATTTCTAAATTTACAATTGTTGTATTAGAGCACCTTCTCTGTCAAATATCCAAATTTCATAATTGTAGCCTAAATCGTTGGCTCGCTTTTGTTTTTCTAAAACATTATTTTTTGTTTGATTTGTCCATGTGGATTTTACTTCTATACATCTACTTTGTGATTGAATATAAAAATCTACGTAATG